TTGTCAAAATAATGCACCTCCTACAGGACAATTCTGCCATATAAGAGGTACCTTTACAATTTGTTCATCCCTAAATTAAATGGGAAGTCATATCAAAACGGGTGTTACTATCTAACTTATAGTCACAGACTCCAAGCAGATTAAAAGTGCTGTGCTCCAGGAGCCAAGTGTCACTTTTAATGTTGCCGAAGAAGCATCAAGTACGGGTGGTACTGCGTATTCAGATTTTTTTGATATTTCTGTCACTCCCGACAGCTTTCCTGTTATGTATAAAGAGGTAATGCGGTTGTTATCAATTAGTAGAAACGAAGTCATATGACTGTTTGTATCACCCCATTTTACGCTTACTGTTTTGGTAGAGCCATCACTATATATAATATAACTATTGGCCTTGAACCGCTTACTATTTAATTGGTTTAAAGCCTGCAAAAGTGTCAGATTTCCCTGATCCAGAGCGAATGTCTGGGAGGTCAGATTTTGTAATATCTGTTTTGAGAGGTTTTCTAATGTGATGATCCCACCTTCGTTGGTGTCTGGATCGGTGAAGATGAGTTTCTTTCCAGTTGGGATGGTTGTTACTTCCGGGAGGGTGTTGGCTGCTACGCTTTCTTCTGGTAATGACATAGTGTTTCCTTTCTGGCATGTGCCTTATGCATCTGTGCTGAAGCAGAGAGCTTTTCCACTCAGAGTTAGAGCTCCGATGCTTACTGTTAATAGTTGCTGTTTATAGGTTTCGAATCGTCCGACTACAACACCGCCAAATATGTAATTTTCATTATTTACGGTGATCGTATAGCCATATCCCAGGAAGGTTTCGCCGCTTTCTGTCTTTCTGGTCCAGCTATACCAGGTGGAAGGGTATTCTTTTGTTACTTCTCTGCCGTCTTTGTATACCACTGCTGTTAATGTTGTGGTCCCATCTCCGTTATCATGGTATCTGGCATTATAGATCAGGGAATTGTTTGTCAGGCCATGAAGGTCTGTCGTTACTTCTGACAGGTTTGCTTTGATGCCATCTATTCCTGTTTGGATATCTGCCACCTTATTATTGGTGGTTGTTATTGCCTCTTTTGCTTCATCTGCAGTATCCTGGGCTTTTTTGATATCTTCTGCCAATCCCTCTGCATCTGCAATGATTGCTACTGTCTGGGTGTCAAGCATCTGCACTCCTGTCGTATCATAAAGAGTACAGCGAATCAGATTTACATCAGGTCCTGTCGGTGTGTATATTTTCAGTGTTTCTGTTCCAGAAGAACCATAGGTAATGTTATAGGTTTTTCCGGAATCTTTGGATTCTTCTATCTGGAAAATCCCTGCATAGCTGCTTATCAGACCATTGTCATTTTTATATGCTGAGAAAGTCACACTGGATGGCAAAAGTGTTTTTCCATCCTTTTGTTTTCTCAGAACCAATGTGCTGGTCTGAATATTATAAGAAATACCGATCTTTCCATCTTTTGACTTGCTGATAGAAAAACGTTTTTTGATCCAGACACCATTATTTTTTATCGTCAGGATCTTTCCGCCAATCACTAATATTTCATCACCGAGCTGCAGGGCTTTTGATTCCAGGCCGTATTGTGCTTCGATATCTACATAACCGCTGTCAGTGGTCATGTCTGTTACCTGATAGGTCCGGGTTCTGGCATTCCAGGTACCCGTGATTCCTTCTGAAACTGTTACCCTCATTGCGTCAATATGGTCTGAAACGTCTGTATCTCCCAGATATACTTTCATGGTTGTATGGCAGGTGCTATAATCCCCGCCGGTTCCATCCGGATTCGTATGAACTACATGCGCATCATTATCAAGTAATGCTCCGATCGCATCCAGTGTACTGATCCCGGATAATGTATCCAGTGCTTTTCTGGCTGTATCTGCCGCAGCGTCTGCAGTATCGCTGGCAGCCTTTGCAGTGCCGGTGGCACTATTGGCAGTTTCCTGCACGGTAGTAATATTTTTGCTGATCTGAGAGTATGCCTGGTTCAGATTCTGTCCGGAATCATCAAACCAGATCCGGCTACTCTTGATCACCTGGGCACTGTTATTGATCTCCTTAAACAAGCTGTCAATGTCCAGCTTGGAAGCTGCGATATTCGCATTGTCTGAAACCATGCTGTCTACTACAACGCCATCTGCGATTGCGCCTTTTTGAACGCCGGCTGCATCAATCAAAATCCCTTTTCCAGTCTCATCGAACAGTGCAAAAGCAAAGTTCCCGGATGCATCTTTTCCTGCCTGCAGTCTCACCACGCCGTTGGCATCCTTCCACTGCTGGGTGGCTCCCTGTATCTGGATCCCGCCATCATCTGAGACGATCGTAAATTTATCCGTAGAAATAGTTCCCGCCAAAAGATCGGATATCGTGACCGTCTGCATTACTGCATTCCGGATCAGTGCCGAATCGATCACCGCATTCTGAGAAGTCAGGTGAATATTCTGTAGATCCCCCACTCCAGCATTTCCGGAAAGAAGTGTCTTGATATTGGCATAGTTGCCATCCAGGATATCAATCTTTGCATTGGCAGCTTTGAACTGGGTCGCGGTCAGATCCCGGAAATTTCCTACGTCTGCATTCAGCATTTCAATATTGGCATTCGTAGCATTCAGGTTTGTAATCGTCGCATAGGTGATCTTAGCCGTGTCTACATCCAGCTTGTTGATCATCGCATGATCGATCATGACCAGCTGGGCGTAATAACGATCCATTTCTTTTGTCTGGGGACCTTTATAGTCTGCATTTGTTTCTTCTTCAGACAAGCCAACCGCTTCGATCGTATGCGTCAGACCGCCGTCATACTCCCATTCCAGCTTCATAGCAGGAACCTTGTAAGAATCTCCATTCAGGTCCTCTACTGTTAAAATATCCCAGGGATCCAGGCGGGGATCTCCTAAGAGTTTCAGATTTCCAGGCATATAAGAAAACTGGCCGATTGCTGAAAGGATATTGTTCAGCACATCTTCTGTCATAAATGGATTGGAAAAGGTAACCGCTCTTGCTCCGTTGCCTGCAGATATGGAGCTGCTGTTCCCTTCTTCATCTTTTCCTGTATAGCAGGTCAGTTTTTCTACGTTAAATGGATACTCGTTATGCTCAAAATTATCCCAGTACCGTCCG